TCGATCCGTGCATGGGCTGAGGAGTGTATTTCCGCAGTGCATTTTAAGGCAGAAGTGGACCCTGATAAGCTGGCTAAAGCATCATTTGCGGCTTACAAGTTGATCCCCAGCGAAGCAGAGCTTGAAGCATTCGTTAATGCCTGCCGCGTTGATCGGCGGCGGCTGATGGAGCGAAGGGGATGATAGCGATATTGCCTTGGAAGCGTGAATAGTAGTTCCGTTCGAGTTATCGTCCCGGCGCTCGTGATGAGCGCCGGGACAAAAGGAGGATGAGATGAACGAGAAGATGAACGAAACCATGACTCTAGACGACCTGATTCGACGTGGCGTTGAAATCCGCGAGAAGCGGATTGCCGAGGAGCGCGCGCGAATAGCCGCATTCCATGAGAAGCTCGCGAGCGAGAGTGCAGAACGCGAACGCGAGATTCGCGCTCTTCTTCCCTCGCCATTGAATGAACTCTCGAAAATAGACGTGGGAGTGAGACACGCGCACATCTACATTACAGAGCCATTCCCTGGAAAGGGAAAGGTGGTGATTTACGCATCGAAGAAGGATGAACAGTGGCGCTTCCTTGAGCATGAAGCATATAACCCAGACGGATACTATCTCAAGTTTCAAACGCTTGAGGAAGCCGTCGCTTATGCCGCAGGAGCTTTAGATGAGTGAACTAATCGACCTGATCGAACGCGGTAAGGCAATCCGCGCGCAGCGGATCGCCGAACATCGCGCTTGGCAACTCGCTGAAGAAGAAGCGGCTCGCAAGGAGCGCGCCGAAGATGAGCGCATGATCCTTGGCTTGCTCCCCCCGCCAGTCGCAAAACTGGCGGAGATAGAGATAAGAGGAAAGCATGCGTATGTTTATCTTACTCAGCCCTTCCCAGGAATGGGTAGGGTGAAGATTTACGCAAGTAAGGGCCAGCACGGCTGGTGGAACTTGAACAGTTATGAGGCCACAAACCCGGATGGATACTGGCTTCGTCTTAAGACCCTGGAAGAGGCGGTAGCCTACGCCGCCGGCGAACTGGAGATTTAGCCATGAGCGATTTATCCCCCACCCCTGTAAACGTTAACGTTTTGGAGCGTGTTTTAGTCACCGGCGATCTTGCCGGACTTAGCGAAGCGCAGCGGCTCGAATACTACCGAGCCGTGTGCTCCTCTATCGGACTCAACCCCCTCACGCGCCCTTTTGAGTACTTGAGGTTGAACGGCCGCCTCGTGCTGTACGCCACGAGCGCGGCAGCCGACCAGTTACGAGCGATACACGGCATAAGCATCTTGGATGTTCAGATCGAATCAAAAGATGATCTGATCACCGCGAAAGTGCGTGCGCGCGCTCGCGACGGGCGTGAGGACGTGGAGATTGGAGTTGTTTCCGTGGCTGGCTTGCGTGGTGACGCTTTGGCAAACGCCTGGATGAAAGCCCTTACCAAAGCCAGGCGCAGAGTCACTCTCAGGCTTGCTGGCTTGGGATGGCTAGATGAGTCTGAGGTGGAGACAATACCCAGCGCCCAGCGCGTGACTGAGCCGCAGCTTGCCCCCTCTCCAGAAGTCCAGGAGCTACGCCAGAAATTGGCCGACGCAGCGAAGGAGTTGCCCGACGATTCCCCCTTGCGCGCCCAGGCGCGCGAAGCCTGGAAATCAGGTGACGCCGACGCCATGAAGGAAGTTCTCGGCGCAATCGAGGATTCTAAGTGACGACTGTTCGCCGGTGGCGCTTGATCTCGCGCCACCGGCACACTAAAGGAGAGAAGAGATGACAACCGTTTTGTTGAACTCAGCGATGATGCCCGACGAGGGTGTGTACATCCTTGGTCGGATAAGCCGCGACGACTTCGGGCGACTGGTCGCCGACGCTTACCAGCGCGGTGACCTGCGCAGCTACGTCGGATACCCTGAGACTGCCCGGCACATCGAGCGCGTCTCCGGCGTGCCTATCTCGGTCAACCGATCGGCTACGGAGTTGCCAGATCAAGCGCTGCTCCTGATCTGCAAGCTTGCTTACAGGTTGGCCGACCCAGCTACAAAGGGCAAGTTGCAGCCCGGTGACGAAGACTATGAGTACTTCGCCGCGGCATACGACCGCGCGAAGGAGTTGCGAGGATGAGTCGAGTGCGCGAGTTGCGCGAAGCCGTCAAGTCCACAGGACTGGCGGACGCTCCGGTAATGATCGCGCTGGAAGCCCTCGCTTCCATGCCGGAAGCGAAGGGATTGCGTCTCACGCGAAGCATGCTCTATCAGATGCTTTATGAGAGCCAGCCGGATGAATATGCCGCTAACCTGTTCCGCCGCGCGGATTACCGCGTGGCAGTGTCGCTCGCCGATCTCGCCGACCTCGCCCGACACGACGCCACGTTGCGCGAAGTAGTAGCTGCGGTGATCCTTTATCTGGACGAATCATGTTTGCAAGCTGGTACACCCCCCGAACATCCGACTGGTTAACAGCTCGTCTATTGACCGAGCGAGCCGACGGCGTGCGCGCTGTTGTCATCACCGGCGCGCCCGGCGTCGGTAAAACGTCGTTCGCCCGTGCCCTCGCTGAGGGCATGGATGGGCGGCTGGTCGAGTACTACGCCCATCACTGGTCAAGCGACGAGGATATGTTCCTCGCGGTTGATCCAGCGCGCGTCGCGGCCATTGCCGGCGGCCACGATATGCCGCTGGCCAAGACGTACCGGCGCGGTGCGCTGCTGCGTGCTACGCTGCTGTCGCGGCGAATGCCGGTTGTCCTGCTTTTGGACGAGTGGGATAAGTCGCCTGAGCACTGCGACGCGCTGTTGCTGGAGTTTCTCCAGAGTGGCACGGTGCACGGTCGCCACGGCGAGCGGTGGCGCGCAAACACGCGACAACTCGCTGTGGTCATCACCAGCAACGGCCTGCGCGAGCTTATCGAGCCGCTTCAGCGGCGGTGCTTCAGGTATGACATGCCTTACTTATCGCCTGAAGTAGAGTCCGACGTGCTGCGCAAGGCTACTGGCGCGCCTGTCGGTGCGATCAGGCTAGTGGTCAAGGCCATGAACCTGATTCGCGCGAATGGTCGCTCGTCGCCTTCCTTGCAGGAAGGAATGATGCTTCTGAGGGGGATGGTGCTTGCCAGCAACGTGGATGATGTGCGACTTCTCGTCCGCGGGTATATGCTGAAAGACCCACAGGATGAGAGCGCGCTCAAGTCTTTGGGTGACGTTTCAGTTGCCCTTTGGGGAGAGTGGAAGCGTGGCAACAAATAGGAAGGCCATCAGGCTCAACGCCGCGCGTCAAGCCCATCTTCTGCGAATGCTGGCAGGGCGTGAGGAAATGGCCGTTGTTATTGACGGTCAGATGCTGGAGCTGTTTCTGTCAGTTTCCGGCGACGTGTGGGCGTACTCTGAAGTTGTCACGCCAGCCGTCCAGAGTTATCTGTCGCGCATTCCGTTGGCCTCCGCCGATGACGATGAGTCGTCGGCGGAGGCGAGCGCGGATGCGCTCGCGCGGGACGAGCAATCGTCCCGTGAGCCGAACGAATCTGATCCTCTAGCAGATGCTAGTGAGGACACTGATTCTTCGGCTGGGGACGGCGAACCCCAGGCGGAATCGAAAGATTCTGCTGGCGATTCTGAGTCAACCCCTGGTGTTCAGGGCGAGGATGATTCCTCGAACGGTTTCGACCGGGACTCTGAGGACGCCGAACAACGTCCGGGTAGCGCCTCGTCGTCGGGCGACGACGACGGCGAGGAGAGCGTGCCGGATGGCCAGGCGAGGGAAGCTGCTTCTGCCGCAGAGTCGCCTGCGGCAGAGGAAGCCACCAGCGGGGCGCTGGATAGCGATGCTGTCCAGCAACGGTGCGGTGATGCCGTTCTGTCTGCTGGCGACGGTGCGCCGGCGTCGGAAAACATCCGGCGCGCCTTCATCTCGAAAGCGGAGCTGTCGCATGTCCCCAGGTTGTCGCACGGCGGTGTGTTCGCGCAATTCTCTGATGTCGAGCTAGATCGCGCGATGATTGCTCGCGCGCGCCGCGCGTTCCGGCGAATGCTCCTGGATGGCGAGACGAAACCGGGGCCGCGATGGAGCGCGCGCGCCGTTGCGACCAAGACCGCAGGCTATCTGCGGTCGTGGACCGTGAGCGACCGCCGACGCGAGTCGGGCCGACCGGCTTTGCTCATCCTGCCCGACGTGTCGGGAAGCATGGGGAGGCTCGCGCGCAGCGTCATTGCCTTTGCCGTCGCGTGCTACGGCACGCTCAGCGAGGGGGACATTGTGTGTGTGTCGCACTCGAACGCAGAGCCAGTCGAATACATGCCTGATAGATTGTCGGGCATGGACTACGAGCAGATTATCAGGCAGCGTAACGTGCGCGCCATCGTGATCGCAGCAGATCACGATGGTGAGAACACGTTCTTTCAGCTCGCCCACCTCGTACCGCGCGTGTATTGGCTATCTCCATTCGGCTGCAACCAAATGGAGCGCCCGCGCATCCGCGACACGCGCAAGGTGCTGGCGCGCTGGCCGGACGCCATCCAGCAGCGCGTGACATACGCCGTCGGGTGTGGTGATCCGGAGAGTTGCTTGATGGCAATGGAGATGATGATATAATCCTATTGCGTCACTAAGACGACCTTTTACCAACGCGAACCAGAAGGAATATCAACCAGGTCCACTTAGTCTGATGAGGGGTGGTAGCCCCGAAACGCAATGCCCGCTTGAGGGGTTCTGAAAAGAAACGCGCTCCACTGCTACAGCAGTGGAGCGCGTTTTGCTATCAGGTAAGATGGAGGATCCGCAATGGGGATGACTGATGAACAGATAGCCGCCAGGGCGGCGGCTAGAAAAAACCGTAAGCTGCAAGAGGAGTGCCCTCTATTTTGGGAACACTTTGCTACGACGACAGAACAGGAACTTCAGCGAGTGAAACGGCAGCACGCTGAAGCTGATCGGCACGTGCAGCGCATGCGCGAACGTTCCCGCGAAGCGTACAAAAGGGGCACAGAATACCGCGAAGCAGCACGCACTATTCTCACAGAAGAAGCCTACGCACGTACCGAACGTGCATGGTTGCGCCGTTTTCCAGAACCTGATCCAGACACGCAAGGATGGGATTTGGCAGATCATTGGTGGGGCGCACTTAAGGGGACAGAGTACGCGCGCGAGCGCTGTCCTAACGCCCACATGCACAAGGGGGGTTGGCCGCCTCAGTATAATCACTTGCTCCAACGCTTCGTTCCGGTCACGCGTTGCCCGACGTGCGGTTGCGACCTGGCAAATGATGGCGCACTTGCTATCGCCTACCCAGATACACGAGACGAACATCCACCGTCTGCAGCGTGAAGCTCCCTGAGCCGCCTGTGTTCACAACGTATATCTGATAGTTCGCACCGCCAGATGGAACATTCACCAGCCGAGTGCCGCCAGTGGCAAATGCAAACCCTGCGTGCAGGTAGTACGGCTGAACGGCCAACCCCCACTCGTGCAACGGAGACGCTTGACGCAGCAGCACGCTGAGATTGCCGACGCCGGTCGCGTTGCAGGCGACGTTGACCAGGAAGCCGATAACGCCCGCTTGCTTGATCCTCAACGCCTGTGCCGCCGGGACGTACTCGAAGATGTTGCCCGACACTTCACTTAGCCCTGCAATCGCCAGCGTGACGTTGCCGCCCGCTGGAACATTCACCGAACCACCCCAGGTTACCCGCGCTGTCGCAGGCGCAAAGTTGTCTCCGCGTTCCAGAATGTCTATTCGCTCGCTCGTCATATCTGCACAACCCCCACCTCTGCGCTTGAGACCTGCCCACCTGTTACCGTGTAGCGCTCGCTTACCACATGCGCTATGCCGGCGCATCTCTGGCTATCTCCAGCAACGAGGAACACCTGATCTCCTAGCCTCGGCGTTTCCAGCGAGTAAGCCTGGCCTGACCCAGCCTCGACCGGCCGCCAACGCATAAGCGCAGCTTGCGCTGCCGATGAAGTGCCGGTTGCCCGTCCGTCAAGCCGACCTTCCCAGTACGTCCAGCCGTTGAACAGCCCGCGCGCCGCGCGCGCCCTGGTTACGTCCCTGTCCTGGCCGTGGCCGTAGCCCAGCGCTACTCCTGCGGTTGGCTGGCTTCGGTCGTACACCCACGCCTCATACTTGATCGAACCGCCCCAGCGCGGGCGAAACAAGCCATTGCGCGGTAGGCCGTGGGAGAACACCAAAGCGATGGATGGTTCGACGCCATAGTTGCCCGCCGCGTCCTTCACTGCGCACCATCTCCCGCACTCGAACCACCACACCAACGGAAAGCCCTGCGCGTGCGCCAGCCGCGTGATCTCCTGCGCAGCTTCGAGCCGCGATGCCCACGCGAACGACGTGCTAATGGTCACACTCGGCGGCACGTTGTCCGGCACGATGATCCAGTAGTCGCGGAAGTTCACCCCGCTCGAATGCACGGGTACGCTTTCAAGCGGCCTTAGCGAGCGCCTCACGCCCTCAGCCGCGTCTCCGTTCCACTGCGCATCACTTGTGCCCGCGTACCTCTCAGGGTAGTAGTCGCGCAGATAGCGCACGAACGTCTCGCCGCGCACCACGTAGTAGGTGTTGCGACGCTCAATTGCGGTGATGAAGTAAGCCTCCCTGCGGTCAGGCAGCATCACCAACAACACGTTCCCGTACGCGCTGAGGTCGTAGCTAGGCGCAAGCGCGTGTATCTCTAGCTCGCACTCCGCCACGTCCATCGCGCGCCGATCAAACGAGCCGCCAAGCGCTATCGCGCCGGTGCGCGTTCCGGGTTGTCTTAGCGACGTTAACGCCAGTGCTACTTCAGCGCCAATCATGCTTGTACCTGTTAAGCGTGACGTTGTTTTGCGGCACGTTTCCACCTACGGCGAACCAGTATCGATTTATCCACTCGTTCGCCGACCCGCGGAACATGCGCTCGTAGCGCGTGCCCGGCAACGGCGTAACCGTTCCCCCGCTGTAGTACTTCGGCTCGTAGTTGACCGCTTGAGTTTGCGGATCAATCACCTCACCGAGAATCTCCGTGTCTACCTTGCTGTAGCAGCTGAATACGTCCACCGCCAGGCCGCCCAACCGCGGCACGATCTCCGCCGTCGCGCCGGTGTTTGCAATCGCGCTAACGTCAACTGTTAGAGGCGTCCACACGGTAGCAGGTGCGACGTAGCCGATGCACATGAGATTGTCAACCCGTCGTATGGCAATGCTGTTGTTGTTCGCCGTGAACAACGGCATCGCCGTTCCGTCGTCTCCAAGCCTAAACGCCTTTCGCGGCTCGCTGGTAGCAAACGCGAAGCGCTCTATTGCGCAGCCGTCCTGCACGCCGCCGATAGACGCCGTTGGATAAGCGTACGGCACGATGCCGCTCAAGTTCTTGAGACGACACAGCGTATTGAACGTGCGCCCAGCGTGAATCCAGGACTCAGTGCAGATGGTCACGTCGTCAATTTCCGACGCCTGGTCAATCTCAAATGGCGCCCAAGTGGACGCGCCTTCTGCCACGTAGTACGGCGAGACTTGACCGCTCCAGGCAACAACCCAGCTTTGCGACGGCGATGGCGCGCGATGCGCAATTGCGACGCCGATGTTGTCTTTTAGCAACACGTCGCGGATGCGACCGCCACCTGGGAAGATGGCACTCGTCGGGAAGGGCGAAAACGTGCTGGTGATCGCTCCTGTGACGTTGGTGAGGACATACCCCGCCAAGCCGCTGGTGGTTTGGTACTGGCTGAACTCACCCACCGAAACGTACGAATTCCCAGACCGCCTGACACGAAACGGCACGCCGTTGAATGCGCCTAGCACCGTCGGCGACGAAGAAGGGTATGTGAACCGCACCAACTGATTCACGCCCTGCGCCACCGCCAGGATGCTCCCATCATGCGCCACGCAGCCTCTTAGATTGGTTGAGCCTGTGACTGAACCGACAAGCGCAGCCGCGCCGCCTGCAGCAGGCGCGCGCCATACCTGCGTAGTCGTGAAGATGATCCACTCGTTTGAGGTTTCTCGGTAATCAATGTTGAGGACTGTCTCCGCGATCCCGGTAATCGGCGTAAAAGTCATCGTGCTCAGGTTAACGACGAATGCGTTGCCGGTTAGCGTGCTGTTGGATGACGGGAACACGCCGATGCCCTCTCGCCAGTAGACGCTTCGGCACGCAAGGCGCAGCGTCACCGTGGCGCGATACTGATCGTCCTCGAACTGCGCGCTCATCTGTTCGAGCACAACCTCAATGGTGTCCCACGGGTCAGCGGCCTCCATCCTGACGCGCAGTTCAAGAGGTGTCCCCCCTCTGCGCCAGCGCGTGTGCGTCTCCAGCTCTCGTATCGCCGCGTGCAGGTTAACCATGCTTGTCCCTTGCACGTCGAGCACGATGACGATGCGCCGCGCGCGCCCTTGCTGGCCTACCAGGAGCGTGCGACCGCCAAGCGCATCGCGCGTGAGTACCTCAACTTCGTCCATCAGGTCGCCCTGGAAGTCGCGCAACACCCAAGCGTATTGCCCTGCCACGTTGCGATAGTGCAGCGTGGTCAGCGTGGATGTTCCCCTGAACAGTTCTATCTCCATCCTAGCCTCCTCATTAACTCGAAGTCGCTTATCACGCCCTGCGACGACGCGGCGTTCACGTTGAGCGTGTAGTTGTTCGTCGTGTTCTGCGTCGCTGGTTGTTGCTGTCCCCCGCCTGCGCCAAACGGGAGGCGAATGCTACTGATGGCATTCCCCACGACTTGCCCCACGTTCATGCCGAGATTGCGCACGCTGAGAAGCGCGTTATTGATGCGCTCAATGAACGACAACACGCCTGACAGGTTGACGCCGATTAGGTTTCCGACCGCTTCCACTGCGCCTCGTATCGCGGTCGTTACCAGCTCACGTAGGTTCTTCACGCTGTCGCCGAGATAGCGAAAGAACCCGTCCACGTCGCCGCGCAGCAGTGCAGCGATGGCGCGGATGAAAGACGCAAGTGTTTGCAGCGCTTCGCGGACCACAGCCCCAAAAGTGCGAGAGAAGGTGAGTAGTGCGTTGCCGATCTGAGACACCAGCGGCGCAAGCGCGCGCAAGACGTTTTGAATGTGCGGCGCGAGTGCAGCGAACAGCTCGCCGATGGCGTGTAGTGCGTCCTGTGCTACGGGCTTAAGGTCAGCAAACACTTCGCCGAGAACCCGGACTCCCTGCTCAGCAAGTTTCTGTATCTGGCCGCCGATGTCTTGCAGGACAGGAGCGATGGTCGCGCCAAGTACAGCCAGCCCCGCTAGCAGCGGCTGAAACATCCGGCCTAGCTCTTCTCCCGCCATGCGCGCTACGCCAACGAGAGACGAAAAGTCAATCTGCCCGATTGCGTCTCTTACCAAAGCGAAGCCCTCAGCCAGCAGGCCGCCCAGCTTCTCAGCGAGCGCCTCGACGAATTCAATCAAGCGATCGTCGGTCAATATCTCTGCAAACGCAAACCCCACCTTGGCCAGAATCGGCGTTAGCTTCTCGCCGAACGACAGGCCGAGCGTCTCAACCGCGTTGGTTAGCGCCTCTTGCGCGCCTTTCAGCCCGCGCATGCGTGCTTCAGCCAACTCGGTTGCCGCATTCGCCTTGGTGACGGCTCGATACATCTCGTCGTACGCATCTGCACCTGCCATGAGCACGATGTTTGCCGCGCGGATTGCGTCTGAGCCGAAAACTGTTGTGAGGATGTAATTGCGCTCCTCTTCGGTGAGCGCTGATAGCTTGCTCGCAAACTGCGCGGTCAGGTCGCGCAGCGGAAGCATCCTGCCCTGGGTGTCGGTCAGGCTGATGCCGAGGCTGTTCAGCCTCTCCTTCGCTTCCTTCGTCGGCGCGACCAAACGCAGTAGCATCGTCTTGAGTGACGTTCCGGCGTCGCTCCCCTGAATGCCTGCGTTCGCCATCATTGAGAGTGCAGTGATGGTCTCTTCGATGGTCCTGTTGCTCATCGCCGCAACCGCGCTTGCCATCTTGAGTGAGTCGGCCATGCCGGTCACATCCGCAGCGCTCGCGTTTGCTGCGGCAGCTAACAAGTCGGCAACCCGAACAGCCTGATCTCCTGCCAGTCCGAAGGCATTCAGCGCACCAGCCACAATCTCAGCCGCGCGCGCAGCATCAAGTTGGCCAGCAGCAGCTAGTTGCAGTGAACCCTTTGCCGCAGCCATGCTTTGCTCGACAGACAGGCCGGCCTTTGCCAACTCGGTCATCGCCTTCGCCGCATCAAGCGCAGACGCGGCAGGGATGGTTACATCGGCGCCGAGTTGCTTCGCCAACGTCGCCACCTGGCGCATCTGATCGCCGGTCGCGCCACTCACGGCTTGGAGGAAGTTGAGTTCGCTCTCAAGATCAGCGGCCTTACTGATCGCTCCGCCAATCGCGCCGGATAGCGCGCGTAGGCCGTCCTGGATGACACCCGCAGATAGGAAGCCTGTGGCTGATGCAAACGCGGTCTTAAGCGCATCGCCCAGGCCAAAGCTCTGCTTCTGTAGCTTGCCAATGTCGTCCGATACGCCAGCTAGCGCGCGCCGAAAGTCGCGCGCGTCGCCCGTGATCTCGATGCGAATCTCACCGTCCGCCATACTTCCTCATCGCGCGCTTCGCCTGGCGCGCCTTCTCGCGCTCGTAGTCGCACACCGCCTCAGCCCAGAACAGCGAAAGCTCTCGCTCCAGCACCCACGGCGGGACGCCCCACGTCTCCGCAAGATGCAACAGCAAGGTCACGCGGTCGCGCTCGTGGCCGCTAAAGGGGTTGGTTCACCCGCAATGTGCTTAACCACATCTGCCAGCTCGTTGAACGACAAGCCCTGCAGATCAACGCCGTAGCTTTCCAGCGCGTGCGCAATCGCCGTCAGGTTACCCTCAGCGATGATCGCTTGCAGGCGTGCGTATTCCATGAAGCTACCAGGCGCGCTGCGGTCAATTCGGCGAACTTTGCTTAGGTCAATCATGGCAGTGTTGCTACACCGTTGATCGTGCGAATCTGTAACCAGTTGTTCAGGGGGCCAGCCACTAGCGCGTTGAAGGTTAGCTCAACGGTCATGTTGCCGTCGCGGTCGCCGAAGAGTTCGACCGGCTCGGCGATCAGGCCAACGAAGTCAATCCGAAGTTCGCGCGTGCTGGCCGTCTCGATAAACTCAGCGCGGATGTTTCGCGCGACGCGGTTCGTCAACAGCGCATCCACCCAAGCCTTGGCAGTCGCGTTGAACTCTGCTGTTAAGGTCAACTGCGCCTCCCAGCGTCCCTCACCCCAATCGAGCGGCTGTGCGCCCTCAAACATCTTGAGATGACGGTTGGTGTTGATCGTTAACTCAGCCTCAATCACCGTGCCAGGCACTGCCGTCGTGCCGTGGGCTGTGCCGATGGGGTCCACAAACCACGACGCGTGGCGCGAGAGGACGGGCGTCACGTTGCGCGTCGGCAGCGAGCCGGTCAGAGCGTTAGCCTGCACACTCCGCCCGATCAGCGACCAGCTTTCCATCACACCAGCGTTAGCCTCGTAGCTCAGCGTCCACTCGCTTACGATGCCGCCGACCACTCGATACTCCGCGCCGGTCGCGCCGTACTCTACCGTGTAAATCTGCGGCGCAGCGTAGCTCGTGAGCGGCGCGTTAAAAGTGCGCGAGCCGCCGATCTGCGATACCGGACCGAACAGGCCGAACAATCCATACAGAATGTCCTCGTACGTGCATTGCAGCTCAACCTCGCCTTCGGCGTGGCGCTGCGAGACGACAACCAGATCACTTACCGAGCGGCCCAGTTCCTCAACAACCGCGTCATTGTGATTGAGCGTGATGCTCCCGTCGGTCACGCCCCGCAAGATGGACGTGGCAGCGACAGGCGTCGAGAAGGTCGTCTGCTGGCCGAGCTGAATCCTACGCAGATGCGTTGCCGGCATCTTCTATCTCCTCTTCTCCGCAGCTTTTGTACAAGCCGCGGATGAACTCGATGTCGTACCCGTGAGCTTGCGCCAGTTGCTCAAGCTCGTCGTTAGTTACCGAGCCGTAAGGCAGGCCAGGGTAGTACACCCTGTGCCACCTCTCCGGTTTCGGCTCGTAGATCACTGTGCTCATATCTTCTCCACCACCCTTACGGCAATGCTGATGCTCAGGTAATCCGTGCCTGCCAGCGTGTAGATGCTTGGTTCTTCTGCGTCCACGCTGGCAACGTGATCCACCTGCCCGCCCAACGTGATGTCGTCTGTGATCGCTGTCATCACGTCGTCTGCCAGCGTGTAGAGCGCCGACTGCTGAGACGACGTGATGCCCTGCGCTATCGGCGAGTGCACAACGCGCACGCGAACAAGCGTCTCGATGCGCACCAGCGCATGCGCGTGTTGGCGGCGGTTCTCACTGATCGGCGTCACAAGCGCCAAAGGCAGCGCAGGCGTGTTGGCGCTCATCGGCACGGTCGTGTAGGCCGCGACGATTCCCGTTACCGTAGCGACTACGGCGTGCACGGCGTTAACGGCGCTCAGCATGGCATCACCTCAAGCACAACATACGGATCAAGCATCTGAGCAATGTCGCGCGGAAGGCGAGTGCTCAGTGTGTTTAGCCCTTCCTGCCCTGTCACGTCAAATACCTGCGCGTCCTTCGAGCGGTACATCCAGCTCGCCAGCCTGATGCACACCTGCACGACGTCATCTGGCGCGCTGGTGCTAAAGCCCCATTGCCCCGTCACGTCTGCGGTGTATTCGATACTCCACGTTGGCGCGTCGTTCTTGACGCGCAGCAACCTGACCGGCGGGTCAAAGGGCACGAAGTCTGACGGCAGCAGGGTATCGCCTTCGTCGGTTACAAGTTGTGTTAGCAAGCGCAAGTCGTCCGGCAGGAAGAACACATCGTCAACGACGTGCTCGCGGCGAATCTTCTTCGTTGCGGTCAAAGCGGCAAAGCGCCTGCCGGTGTAGCGGTCGATGGCTGCCGACGCGGCGTCTAACAGCCGCGTCAGCAGCGCATCTTCGCTCGTCGCAGTGATGCCAAGGTATTGCTTTACCTGAGCAAGCGTCGCGTAAGCCATCAGTCAACGATGGTTGTAGTAGACAACTTCGCAGGCGGGTTGTCGCGCGCTGAAGTGCCGATGAAGACCACTGCGACAGTCGCAGTGCCGTTGACGACAGCCCTAATCCAGCGATGACCATCCGGCAAATCCTCATCGCGGACGTTGATGATGCCCTCGCTGTTGGCGGCAACGCTGGTGATGCTCTTGCCGGTCAGGTCGGCGAACGTCGAGTTGTTGGCGCTGGACTGAATCTTGAACGACGGCGGCGTTGTGGCCGCGCCAACGACACACACGGCGGCGACGCCACGCAGCAACTGCATGTCCACACTAGTTGTTTCCGTCGCGCCGGTGATCGCCTGCGCCGGCAGGCGACCGGCGATGTTCAGAAAGTCGGTCGGCTTCATGTCAGTCTCCTGTTAGCTCAAGCGAACAAACGGACTCACTTCCACGTTCGTGTTGATGTACTTCGCCTTGTCGGTCACCCGCGGCGTTCCGTCGGCGTAAACCGTCAAGCGATATGCCGTCTGGTCAAACTCGAAGTAGGCATCCGCGCTCGCGGCGATCTCGATGTCGCGCACCAGCTGGACGGCGTACATCGAGAAGTCCGCCAGCAACACGTCACCAGCAGTACCTAGCGTGTTGACCTTCTCGGTCAAGATGACCGGAATGCCCATCAGCGTTCCTGCGATGCCTTCCTGCCAGTTCGGTTGCCATACCGGGGTGTTACCAACGCTGAATTGAACCAGCTGGGGCAACACAGTCGGGTGAATCAGCCACACGGCGCGACCAAGCGAGCCCGGCATCAAGCGCTCCAGCATCTTCGCGGCGTCAACCGGCTTGAACTGGTTCGCGGTATCGCGCGTCACGCTTACAAGCGCTTGCGCGCTCAGCACGCCGAGCGGCTCGCCGGCGCCGTTGCCGCGGATGAAGAAGTAGTCCAGGTAGTTCGCGGCGCTCTCAGCCAGCATCCGGCGCAACTGAGCGTCGAAGGTGGTACTTGCCAACATACGGTTGCTAACGCGCACGATGCCTGCCATCGTAAGCGCGCGAAGCGTGTACTGGCGGAATGCTGGCTCGGTCTCGGTGATCGCGCTGTTCTCGTTCGCCCAAGCGAACTTTACACCACCGTACCACGCGAACACGCCGGATGCGCCTTTGCTGAGGTCAACCACAGGCTGGCGAACCGTGCCGGGCGCATCGGTCACAAACGCACGCGGCAGCACAATGGATTGCTCGCTTACAGCTGTAAGTAAGTCGGGAATCAGCGTCTCCGGCACGAGGTAGCCCCCCGACGGACCCTGCCCCGTGCCCAGCGCCTTGATTGCGTCGTAGTCCTTGCGCGCGACGGCGCTCATGAAGTCGCGCAAGGTTGCGGTCTTGGTTTCAGTTACAAACATGTGGTGAATCTCCTCTGCTACGCCCTTTTGCGCGTCCGCCTCGCCTTCATCGGCGGTGACAACCGCCGACGGGTTAGCCTCTGGAAGCGCGATTGAGCGAATCGCATCCACGATCTCGACGCCCAGCGTACGAGGCTCGGCCGGCGTCGGCGTCAAGGACACCTCAATGATTGGCCAGCGCTCAATCTCACCTGTGCTCTTGCGAGCGACAAGATGTCCAGGCGCGCCGGTGCTCATGCCAAGCGCGCCCTGCTCCGACAACTGGCGCACAAGCTGGATGTATTTGCTGTGCCGGTCCAGTTCTGCCTTGACCAGCACGCCGATGTCGTCGTTATTCATCTGCTCCACACGCCCGACCACCTTGAGTCCAATGTCAGGGTGAATGCCGTGCTCGTACAGCAAAGGCGGGTTACTCAATCCGAGAAGCTCCGCGCCGAAGTCGGTCTTGCGCGTGAAGTGCTCGCCGTGCAGATCGCGTCCGCCAAACACAACCGCGTATCCCTCAGCGTAGAGTTTGCCCTCGCTCTCGTACACCTTTGCAGCAAACGAGCGAGTCTCTGCCTCTAGGCTGGAGTTTTGGGGATCCGGATCCGGGCCCGGGCCCGGGCCCGACTTTGCGGCAAACGAGCGCGTCTCTGTTTCCTGCTCCCGCTTGCCCAGCAGCCCTTCAAGCACATCGCGCGCCTGGGCGAGTATCTCCTCAGGCGCGTCAATCCCCCCGCGCGCGCCATTCACGGCGGCCAGCGCAGCACGCATCCCGGACGTGACCAGTCGCGGCTCGCCATCTACGATGTCGCCACACGGCGCGACCAGGTCGTCTTGCGTCGCGCTCTCGTCGCGGCGGAAAAGGAACAAGCGCGCAGCGCGTTCGAGCGCCTCATTGCGCATGTCCTCTTCGGCGTCGGTCTCGTATCCCGACCATGCCAGGATGCGCTCGCGCACGGCGTCCCCGTCCCACTCGCCGCGGTCAATTACAGGAAGGTCAGTGTCAAGCGTGAATCTCATCGTCTTAGCTCCCGCTCGATGATGCGAGCGAACTCGCGCATCACGGCGCGATTGTAAACCAGTTTACCTGCTTCCTCGTCCGAGCGTTTCCAGCCGCGATCTTTGTGGAATGGCTGTTGCGCTTTCCCGAACACGAAAGCTGCGTAGTGTGCCTTGTTTCGCACGACCACCTGCGCATCACTGGTCGGCGTGACAAACCATTGCTTGGCAAGCCAGCCGGTTCTGCGATATGGCAGCTTGACGTTGGCTAACACGTACCTGCGCTGGCGCTCGGTCTTCCAGCGGATGCGCATCCCCTGCTTACGCGGCGGATACAAGTTCACGGCATCGCGCAGCTTGTAACCCAGGAACAGCAGCGCTGGCGTCATATCCAGCTTCCCGGCAAACACACGCGGCAACTTCAAGCGAACGATGGTGTTGCTCATCTGCGGCGTCTCCTGGGCTGTTCTAGAGTCGTCCAGCATCGGCAGTTGACGTGCGCTGGCGGCAGGTCATCCCAGCCGTCGCCTTGCTCGCGCCCGTCGCGCGGCGCACAGATCGGGCACACACGCTCGTCAGCAGCGGTGCGCCACACATGCACGAGAGAAACTCCCGATTCGTCGAGTATCTGCCGCGCAATGTCCGTCCCCTGCGCATAAGCGCGCGTGACCTCTGTCGTAGCGATCATCTCTGCGCGTTGCTGGCCGAACATGCGCGCGATGCGATCAACCAGCTTCTCGCGCGTCCAGCCTTCGGCTCGCGAGCGGGTGAACAGCTCGCTGAGCCGCCTGCTTGTGGTCTCGCTGATGCCGCGCACAAGCTCGTAGCTGTAGTCCTTCGCCCAGCGCGCGGCGAAGTCGTAGGCGCGCTCAACATCCGCAAAGGCGGCGGAAGACAGCATCGCGGCGGTGGCTTGCTCAGTGGCGACGGCGAGTAGCAGGGACTCGGCGTACGCGCGCGCCTGCTTCTCGAAGCCTTGCTCGTCGTAGCTCAGGTCGTCAATCGAGATTGAGCCTTCTAGAACCTGCAATATTTGCGCAGCCAGTTGTTCGCGCTCTCGGTCGAGCGGTGGGTCAACGCGACGCGCCTTCGCTTCGACAAAGCGCGCGAAGGCGAACGGCGGATGGCCAAGGTCGGCAAGCGACTTAACCGCGCGAACCCACGAATCCGGCAGATCGCGCGGGAAGAAATCGGCAAGAGTCGTCTTGCGCGCTTCGCTCTTGCGTCGCCACTGGTCAAGTTCGCGCAGCGCAGATTGCGTCGCAGCGTCAACCGGCTGCTCTGTCTCGAACCCCAGCATCTGGCGCGCTTCGTCGCGATCTACGAGGCCGGCCTGGTACAGGTCAATCACGCTCTTGCGCTGCGCGCCTACGTCCTCAGCAAGCGCCTCGATGTCATCGTAGTTGATCGTCAGCCCCAGCGCATCTGCGATCAGCTCAGCATCCGGCAACACAGTGTCACGCCAGAAAGAGATGCGATGCTCAGCAGCGGTGGCGTAGTTCGCGGCATCGGTCAACATCGTGACCGGCACGCCGAAAGCAGCGCTGATGCGCCTGAGCGCCATTTCGTCAACCTGCGACATGGCAAGCTTGTCAAGTGCTGGAATGTCCAGCGGCCTGACCTGCATGTTGCGCCTGAGCACCAGCGCGCGCCAGGCGTTGCGAACGCCGGCTGTTAGCCGTTGCCACGTTGTGCGCACGGCCTCAGCGTCGGCATCGGTCAGTGCGCCTTCTGACGGCGTGATGATGAGCGGCGGAAGCGCGCCCTGCTCGAAGAAGGCACGCGTGAATTGCTCTGCGGCCATCGCGGTAGCGGCGCTGGTCTCGGCGACCTTCAGCGGCGCGAGGCCGGGCCCGATGTCGCTCGACGGCGACCAGCTATGGGCATAGATCACCTGGTCGGGCTGATAGCGGCGCGTGAACTGGCCGCTCTGCCAGACATGCGCGGTGATGCCTCTCGCGGCATCGCCTTCCACACGCATCGCAATAGGGTTGAGCACGCGCATCGAGGCGCGCTCAATCCAAAAAGCGCCGGCCACGCACAACGATGCTTCGCAGAGATAGTACAGGCGCGATGGGAGCGGCGCTCGCTCCTCGTCGCGCAGAAACGATAGCGATGCGACGGCGTTAGCGCGCAGAGTGATGCAGCGCAGAACGTAGGCGTGCAGAGATTGCGCCTGTGGGCGCGTCACGTAGCCCACGGCGTCGATTGCCTTCGTCGCCCCGTACGCCGTCTTGATCGTCACCATATCGCATCCGCAAGAGCGCCGCTTCTGCCGGCAGCGCGAGAGTACACCCACGCGATGGCCATTACGCAGTCGTCGTGCAGGCCAGGCGGCGCGCTGTACTCGTACGTCCCGTCGTTTCGCCGACGCTGTGCGTATTGCTCTAGCTCCGTGAGGACGTAATCGTAATCCGGCAGTGCAATCTCACCACGCTCAATCGCCCAAGCCAGCCGCTCAATGATTGCGCGCTTTGTGCTGGCGGTGGTCGTCGCGCCTAGCACAGGAATGTTCTGCGACGCGAGGTAGTCCACCACTGGCGCGCCGGCAGCATTTTGTTCCACCACAACCTCTACAGCCTGATACTCGCTTGCGATCTGCGCGATGCGTTGCACGGTGCGCGTGTAGTCCTCATGTCGCCAGCGCGCGACCCGAAGGACAGCCGATTGGCTGATGTCAAAGACAGCCACGGCGGTGTAGTCCTCGTCGCGCCCGATGTCCACGCCCAGGGCGAACGGGCCCTTAGGCTCGACAACGCGAACGCACGCACGAACACCGCGAAACACGCCCCCGGCCTCGTCCACAAACTCAGCGAGCCACTCCTGCCGGTAAGTGCGCTCGCTCACGAGTTGACGCGCACGCTCAGAAGCTTCGCGGATGCTCGGCAACGGATTGTCGGTGCTTGGCGCGTGCCACGCTGCACCTTCGTGCTTGCATCGCTCGTGTTCGCGCCAGAACCAGTTTCGACCGCGCGGCGTGCTGATAAGCATCGCGCGCCCTCGCCGGTCGGCGAGCGTCGGCATGAGCACGTCATACCACACGCGCTCATCCATCATCGCGGCCTCATCCACAATGACCAGATCGAAGGCTTCGCCACGAATCGAGTCAGGAGAGTCGGCAGAATACACGCTGATTGAGCCGCCGGACGGAAACTCGATGGTGCGCTCGGCGCGTCGGATGGTGAGCGAATCGGCAACCGGCGCGGTCATGCGCTCGGCCATGCGCCAGAGGGGGCGCGAGTTTCGGTAGGTCGGAGCAACCCACGCGGTAGCCGCGCCTCTGTTGGCACACGCAAGCGCCAGCGAGCCGCACATGGTCGTCTTGCCCCAGCGACGGCCAGTGCACACCACCTTGATGCTAGCTGGGCTCC